GTGTTGCTACACTTGATCCACAACTACGTATGGTTCGTCTTACTAGTGATATGCTTAGTTTTTATACACTAGATGAGTACAAAGACTTTTGGCAAAGTACTGATGTACAAAACAGTTTGGCACGATGGTTCGCACCCATTGGTGAAACAGCACGTGCTAATGATGTTCGACTATCGTTTCACCCCGATCAGTTTGTAGTTTTAGCAAGTGATCGTCCTGAGGTAGTAAATAAGAGTATTGAGGAATTTGAATATCATTGTGACATGGTTCGATGGATGGGTTATGGCAAAACATTCCAAGACTTCAAAGTAAATGTACATATCTCTGGACGTAAAGGCCCACAAGGCATCAGGGATGTATACAATAGATTGTCGCCAGAAGCGAGAAACACACTAACACTGGAAAATGAGGAATACACACATGGACTACTTGACTGCTTATCGTTATCTGACCTCGTCCCTACGGTCATGGACATTCACCATCACTGGATTCGTGAAGGAGAATACATCGATTGTAATGATGTACTTGTTAAAAGGGTTATTGACAGTTGGCGTGGCGTACGCCCTACTTTACATTATTCTGTCAGTAGGGAAGATTGTCTTGTTGAACACTCCCGACACGAACGTCCCTCCCATGATGCGTTGATTGAATCGGGATACAGTAAACAAAAACTTCGGGCACATAGTGACTACTATTGGAACGAAGCAGTTAACGATTGGGCATTGACATTCATTGATAAATTTGATATGATGTGTGAATCGAAGGCAAAGAATCTTGCCAGCTTTAAATTATTAGAGAGATATAAATGTTTGACAAAATAAAGAACTTATTCAAAAAGCCAGAACCGGTAAAGCCTGTACAGGAAAAGAAACCACGACAAAGTAAAAAGAAAAAAGAAGATAGTGTTCTATCTGACAAAGAGAAGGCAACTAAAGAAGGTATGCCGTATGTTAATATTCTTAAAATGGAATTAGATCCATATGATATTAATACTGGTGCATTTGAATTAGATTGGAATGACAAATTTGTATTGAACTTAATCAAAGCTGGATTTAAGATCCGTGATGATGACAACGATACAATAATTGTTGAACGTTGGTTTCAAACAGTATGTCGCAATGTTGCACTAGAACTCTATGAGCAACAACAAGCTGATCCAGAGAATCGTACAATGGCTAGTGAAATGCGTGTGGTCCGTGCAAAAGATTTAGGTAACGGAAGAACAGAGGTAAGCTAAATGCTAAAAAATATTGATTTATTCAATCCAGATTTTGTAATTGATTGTTCAAAATTAAAAAATTGTAGAGATATCTACTCAAGTATGCGTAACAATGGAATAGTTAAGGCATACGTATATGGTATGTGTTTCAAGCCTGGACCATTGACATATGATTTCTCTAAGGTGGGAATGAGTTGCCCTGAGTTAGGTGAAAAGAGAGAACATCAAGTCGGTGAACGAATTACACGACAACTAAGTTGGGTACCCGGTTGGGAAGAAGACCATGTGCGTAGTTCACATGGTGCTGATTTCTGGGGAGGTATTCAACATTATTTAATTCCACAAGGACTGTTGCCAAAATCATTTAATAAGAATGATGTTACTATTGCAGTTTGGGATGTATCTAAACGAATGATTTTTGCAGATGTACATGAAAGTGACGAATTAAAGGCTACTGGTTGGGCAGAGGGTGAGTTAGCAAAGCAATATAAAAATACTTTTGGTAGATTACCTTATCTTAATGTACAAGATCCTACTAGTACTAAGCACTATAAGAAACCCTACATGCCCAAATCTGTTAAGAGTGGGCTGTTTGAATTCAATTAAAACGTTGTGAAAATACAACATTCTTCATTGAGGTTGACATTAATCGGGTGATGTGCTATACTATATCTTTATATAATAGGATATCAGATGCAACTCAAAGAAGAAATTCAAAAATGCATGACGGAAAAATTGACTTTTCCAGAATCAAAAAATTTACAGCAACGCGGTATTGCTGATAAAATTGAAGATGAATGCAATCAAATTATCAAAGAACATTTCAATGACGTTGTTACCGCACGTAGTCGTAAAAGTACAGAAGATATATCAATTGGTGATATTTACATTGACCACAAAACTAGTGATGTGGCATTGAAGTTTAAGATGCCCAATATGATTAGCATTGACAAACTTAGACGATTAGATAAAGAAGTAATTTATAATTTTGTCATTTATGATAGCAAAGAAAAGACGATCATAAATACATTTGCTCTGTCATTATATGAATTGAATTGGGATCACCTAACTATCGGGAATTTAGGTACCGGTCAATTACAAATTAAAAGCATGAAAAATTTCATTCAGTCCCCAAAAACTTCTATGTCTAAAGAAGAATGGCAAGCCGTATTGCGAGAGAAAGTAAATAAATTCTATGAGAATTTAATTACAAAGACAAAGAAAAGGCAACTGCAATGGCAATAAAGAAAACATCAACTAAAACATTACCACAAAATATTACTACACAAGATTTAATGAAGGTTGACTTTCATTACAATTATACTGATAAAGAATTATTGAAAGATTGGAACTGGTTAAAAAATGAAACTGTTTTTAAGACAGGATCACAATATAAACCCGGACTAAAACTGTGCCAACATTTTTGTAGTAACTTTTTTGATATTGAAACAAAAAAAGGAAAGTCATTCGTAAAAGTATGGAATGATCCAGTATTAATGGACAAAATTAGATTATGGGGGCTTTCTAAAATGTCAGCATTATATCTGTCGTGGATACGCAGGGCAGTTTACATGGTATCAGGAATGCATAACCCTAGTTTTTATAGACCCCACTTATCTAAACAAATAATTTTATCAACACAAAAATCTGAAGGTATTTTATTTGATCCTTGCGCTGGTTGGGGAGGTAGAATGTTAGGCACGGTAGCTTCGGGATGGAAATATATAGGTTGTGAACCTAATACTGAAACTTACAATAATTTAATGAGAATGATTAAATTCTTAAACATCGAAGATAAAGTAACACTATACAATATTTCGTATGAGGATTTAGATTTGGAATCTGTTGGAAAGGTTGATATCGTATTAACTAGCCCTCCGTATTTTGATATAGAAATCTATTCATCAAATAATAATCAAAGTTATCAAAAATATTCTGAATACAATGATTGGATGGATCATTGGTATCTACCAATGATTTCTCGCAATCTATCCATTCTTAAAGATGATGGCTTAAGTTGTTATAACGTTATGAATGGAAGATGTGAAAATATAGTAGAAAAAACAATAAATTTACATAAAGATATGGGTTTTGATGTAGTAGATCATCTTGGCATTGACAGTCCCTTTGTAAACTATAAAAAGAAATTGAACAAATTTGATTTAACTTATATTTTCAAAAAAACAAACACAAACGCATATCATTCATATGATTCTACTACAAAAATATTACATAATGATTTATTTATATTTGCATAATTAAGTGAGTCAACGTATTAATCCTAAATCAACTCTCACCAAAGAACAACACCAAATTTGGACTATCCTAGCGGATAATTACGGTGACCAAGCCTGGAAAATGCTAAAAGATATGCATAGGGGTGGTAAGATAAACTATCGCAAGGTAGATAAGTATTTCCAATATATTATGGATAATTGGCCTGATGACGAGGTTCTACGGACAGTAAGAACATGGCTAAGAAATACGCCTAGGATATATGATAGTAAAAAACTTAAAACATTTGAGGAATTCACAAGACGATATGGTGATTTGGTTGTAGAACATAAATGGGATTCTAAACCATGGCCGAAACCCAAAAGTTTTGACAAAATCTAAATAGTAGTATATAATAGACACAACTTAACAGACTTTTACTAACATGAAATACGCACTACTGGATACAGCTAACATTTTCTTCAGGGCCCGTCATGTTGCATCACGCAATACTGATCTGGATGAGAAGGTTGGAATGGCCTTGCACTTGACTTTAGCAAGTATTAATCAAATCGTTCGTAAGTTTAATGTGGATCACGTAGTGGTCTGCCTCGAGGGTAAAAGCTGGCGTAAATCATTCTACGAGCCATATAAGAAAAATCGCATCGTTGATACACTATCACAAACAGAAGCAGAGATTGAAGAAAATAAAATGTTTTGGCAAACGTATGAGGCCTTCACAACGCATATGCGTGAGAAGACCAACACTAGTGTCCTTCGTCATCCAGAGGCTGAGGCGGATGATATCATCGCAAGATTTGTGCATTTACATCCCATGGATGAACATTTTATCATCTCAAGCGACACGGATTACGACCAACTCATAACTGAGCGAGTGGTAAGATATAATGGAATCACTAACGAACTTATCACTATCAATGGTTTCTTGAAAGAAAACGGCAAGCCCGTCATTGATAAAAAAACAAAAGAACCCAAACTGTTAGAGGATCCACAATATATTTTATTTCGGAAATGTATGAGGGGAGACGGTACAGACAACGTGTTCAGTGCCTATCCAGGTGTGCGTGAGAAAGGTAGCAAGAATAAAGTTGGACTAGTTGAAGCATATGCTGATAGAGTGAAGCAGGGCTACCAATGGAACAATCTAATGTTGCAACGCTGGTCTGACCATAATGATGTTGAACATCGTGTGCGTGAGGATTATGAACGCAATCGTATCTTAATTGATTTGACTGCACAACCGCAAGAAATCAAAGATAAGGTTGATACTAGTATTCGTGAGGGTGTGCGTATAACTACTACCCCTCAAGTTGGTATTCACTTTATGAGATTTTGCGGTAAGTATGATTTGACTAAGATTAGTGAACAAGCAGAGACTTATGCAAAATGGTTGAATGCGCCCTATGAAGGTAGTTTAGTATGAACGCACTGGAACAAACTAAGTGTTATTTAATGCAATATGTTCGTTCTCAAAAAACGAGTCCATGGCTTGCCAGTATGAATGAAACAGAAGATCGGGCCCGGTGGGCTTTGCAACACTTGGGTGGTATGGCC